GGGCACCGACATTGCGGTCGCGGACGGAGGCACCGGGGCGAGCGATGCTGCGGGCGCCAGGACGAACCTGGGCGTTGCGGCGAAGATTGACACCACCTCCGGCGTCATGCTCAAGGCGGACGGATCGGGCGGGGCGGTGACGGCCACGGCCGGGACCGATTACAGCGACATCGGCAACACCGTCGAGGAGACGGAGCTCAATCTCAGCGACAACAGCACGGCGAATGTCTCAACCTCCGCGCACGGCCTTTGCCCCAAGCTCGACAACGACGCCGATCATTACCTCAACGGCCAGGGCGGGTGGACCTCTCCGGCGGGCGGCGGAGCCGGCGACTACACGGTTGTCACCGACAGCGGCACGGCGAACAGCTCATCCTCCACCATCACCATGACCGCCGGATCGTCGGTGGCGATCACGCCGACAGCATCGGGGGCCGTAGTGACGATTCAAGTGCACCCGAATGTGGAGGCTCTCGCTGAAGGAACCCTTGAGAACGTTACAATATCATCAACGGCGATGACATACAGCCCGGCGGCATGGGGCGAGGCGGGGCAGCTCACGAGCACGGTGATCACGCCGGCGATGGCTGATACAGCCGCGCCGAGCGACGGGGACACGACTCATTTCTCCACGGCAGACCAGATCTACGATCATGTCACCTCTCGCCTGACGGCGAAAGCCGATGCAGGAAGCGCATTCACCAAGATATGGGCCGATACGGACGACACTTCCGTGACCGCCGCGTCGAGCGGCGCGGAATTGACTCTAACGGGCCTCGGCATGGATATCACCGCTTCTGGGAGTTCCATCACATTTAGCGTAACAGTGAGCCTCGACGACGTGTCCGACGGCTCCTCCTACCAGCGGGTCGCAGCGGCGGACGTGGACGCGAGCGGTCACGTCAACCTCCTGGCCGTGGATACCACCGTGACCGATACCAAAACCATCCGGAACGAAGTGGATACTGCGGACGATTATTTCGCCTTGCAGGCGACGGACGACGTGGGAGGCACTCCGGCCCAGGTGGATATGGTGAAGATCACCAACGCCGGGACGAGCGCGGCGCCCAGCGTCGCCATTGCCGGCTCCACTTCAACGGCGAAAATCTACCTCAACGCCACCGCCGACAACATGGCCGACGACGACTGGAACGGGACCGCCATTGTGGGCAAGAACGGCGGGGAGGCCATCGCCCAGTGGGACTGCGTCTATTTCAGCGCGAGCGACACCGAGTTCATGGTGGCGGACGCCGCCACGGGGGGAGGAAAGTTTCCGGCCCGCGGCATCGCGGTAGCCGCGAGCACAAACGGCAACCCCATCACGGTTCTGGTGCAAGGGATCGTTCGAAACGACGGCTGGAACTGGACGACCATCGGCGGCCCCATTTATCTCGGCGAGGGAGGGACGGGCTCCACGCTGACCCAGACCGCGCCGTCCGATTCGGGGGACTGCGTGCAGCTTGTCGGCTGGGCCATAACGGATGACGAGGTTTACTTCAATTTCGCGGGACATTATCTGGAGGTGGAATAATGAAAAAAGCGATTCTTTTCTTTGCGCTCCTGTGGCTGGGTTTTTGCGGTATCGCCACGGCGGACATGGTCACGCTGCAAAGCGGCGAGACCATCATTTCCGATCCTACGGCTCAGCATCTCGAATGGTATGTCAGCCGGATAGACGCCAACAAGAAGCTCCTGATCGTCCACTATCGTTGGACGAACGCGGACGGGAGCAGCGCGGCCTACGTGGGTCGGACGCCGTGGAAGCAGTGGACCTGTCGAGACATCGAGGTTCCGGGCTCGAACGACGAGTGCGTCGGGGCCGGCGATCCCTATCCATGCTGCACGGGCGAAGGGACGGGCACCTGTGACGATATGCAGGACACCTGCTTTTCGGACATTTTTTTATTCCAGGTGCGCTCCCAGGACGTAGGAACTGCGATCGGCAAAGGGCTAAGGACCCTGATCTGGAACAAGTTCAAGCAGGACGTCCTGTCGCAGGGCAACGAAGGGACATTCGAGGAATGAAAAAAATATTCGTGATCGTCGGGATTCTTTGCTTCGCCGGCCTGGCTTACGCCGACGTGGACACCAGGGATGGGGCGGCCATCACCACCTCTTCCAACGTGGATGGGTTCAGCTCGAACATCGACAAGTGCGACGGCCAGACGGTGAAAGCCACGGGCGGATGCACCCCGAGCTACAACGAGCTCAACAACGAAGGCCACGCCACGGACCCGGACGCCACCGATGCCGAGACCCTTACCGGCTGGACGAGCGGCGTCCCGCTCTGCCTCAGCGCGATCTACGAAGATGAAGAGGCATGCGGCGAGGATTGCGCCTCCTTGTGCAGTGCTCCGTCCATAGGGACTTACGCCATCTTCGAAGACTTCGACGAGAATAACGCCAGGGTTTACAGACAGTTCGGGGCGATATCCGGGGTGGACCACGGCGATCTCGTGCGGGTGAAGATAGACGTTCTCTCGGACGGATCGAACGCGATAGGGTGCAGTTTAAATCTCAGCTCCGTGTGGACTAGCGCCTACGGACTGGTTTCCTACGACAATCTCACGCCGAACACCTTTACAACGTACACGTTCTATGCCCGTGTGTCCGATGGCTACGGGAACGCCGATCTCGATTACGTGGTGTGCCAGGAGCGAAACGACGCCGGCTACGTCTATATAGACAACTTCAGCGTCTGCGAGGCCACGCTCTGCTACGGGACGGCGCTCTATAACGACGACGCAGCGGACGATCCCAGCTCAGAGGGAGATTCTACAGGCGGGTGGACCGGAAGCTCCGGCGTGACCGTCGCCAGCGTGGACACGGGAGACAGCGTCTGCGGGGCCGGCCAGGATTCGGATTGCCCCGATCCTGCGGACGGCACGTATCACATTTTTTTTCACGCGAACGGCAACAGCAACGGGCATGCGTACCTCGACTTGAGCAGCGTGGGACTCCAGAACGCCCAGGAATACCAGATCGATTATTACATCCGGCACGGGGACGGCTACGGGGACAACACCTATCTCTTCTTTAACGACACCGCCGACGTAACGACTCCGACAATGTACGTGGAGATGTCCGCCGTCGCCAATACCACCTACATCCACAGGAGCTTTCTGTTCACCTACTCTGCGGACTATCGGTATCTGGTGCTCCTGGAATACGGGGCCAACGACATCGGCGGCGTGTTTATCGACGCCCTTCAATTCATCCCGGTGACGAGCAAATGAAAAGGGTCTTTTCCATCATCGTTCTCGTGAGTTTCATGATCCTGGCCGCGCCTTCCTTCGGCGCTCTGAGGGTCTGGTACAACTTCGAGGACGACTTCACCTCCGGGACCCTGGAGGACGATTCGGGCAACAACGTGGACGGCGACTGCCACCTGGACCCGGATCAGTGCCCGAAGATCGTGGTGGGTCCCGACGCCAGCCAGGCGGCCCACTTCGAGGGATCGCTCTGCATGTACTATTCCGACTATTTCTACGTTCCTCTATCGGGCGAGGACTGGACCGAGGGGGCCATATCGGTATGGGTCAACTACGACGCGCCGGATAACTGGATCTTCGACGCGCCGGAAGTGGATTACAGCCACCAGCAGATCGTGGATAACCACCACTACGGGGTGGCCTACACCTGGACGATGGGGAAGTGGGGCCAGAACACCAAGGTCTCGTACCTGGCTCCAAGCACCTACATAGAGACGGAACTCCTGAGTTTCGCGGAGAGCACAGTATATAGCGAGTGGCACCACTACTACTTCACCTGGAACGCCACCACCGCCAAGGCTTATTATGATGGCATCCTGGTCGAGAGCGTGGATAAATCGAGCATCCCTTACCTCAAGATGGACAACTACCTGGGCATCGGCTGTATGACCCACGGCAACCCGCGGGACACGGAGACGGCGAACTGCGTCAACCAGTATTACGCCACGCTGGATTACTACGAGGAAAACGAGTATCCGGGCTATGAGGACCCCTACTCGCTCACCTACGTGATGCCTAACGCTGATTACCTGAATGGCAGCCTGGATAACCTCTATATCTACGACAACTACATGCCAACGGGCGGCAACATCCTAAACGTCCCGGCGGAGTATGCGACCATTCAGGCGGCGGTCAACGCGGCCGAGGCCGGGGACTACATCCTCATCGCGCCCGGCAGCTACGACGAAGCCGTGACTACGGCGGCGAACGGGAATAGCTACTCGCCGATCACCATCGACGGGGAGAATTCAAGCAGCGTGAGCGTGAAAGGCATCACGATCAACCACGACTACATCACGGTCAAGAACATCAAGTTCACCAAGATCTCCACCTACGACGCGGGGCATTACTTCGTGCGGTTCGGCAACACGGCATCTCACAGCACGGTGGAGGACTGCGTGGTGGAGGCCGACAACACCATTTACGCCTGGGGTGTGGCCTTCGATGCTGTAAGCTCCCATCCTTACGGCGGCGACTATCCCTCCGACAACACGGTGACGGGCTGTGACATCTCGGGCGTTTATCACTATCCAGCGATCATGCTGAACGGCACCAACAATATCATTGACGACTGCTACGTCCACGACCTTTACTGCGAAGCATTCGTTCGCTTCCAGGGGTGGAGCAACATCGTCCGGAACTGCACCTTCTACAATAACGTCTACAAGTCCGGGGCCGGTCACGTGGACTGCTTCGAAGGATTCGGCAAGGTCGGATCGGTGGGCACTTATACCTGCATCGCCAACGAGAACCATATCATCGAGAATAACCTGGTGGATCTGCGTGGCCCGGACAGTTCCGAGCAGGGCGCCTTCTTCCAGGTGAGCGCGGAAAGCTCGCCCTACGCGGGCGGCTGGACCTTCCGAAACAACATCGTCCTGGAGCCCGGCGGAGCCGGGTCGCTCCAGATGCCGAACTTCAAGTTCTACAACAACACCTTCTACAACACGATGGAGTACGGGCAAACCGGCACGAATTTTATCTCGCCGGGCTACGATGTGACGCCGGCCGCCGAGTCATGCACGAATGCTCCGGCCAAGGAGGCCGCGGACGGCACGAAACTCTACAACAACGTGTTTTTAAACGGCAATCCCATAACGGGCAGCCTGGCCGACAACTGGGGACAATACCAGGCAGGTTTTGCGCAGATCGACCTGGATGCAACAGGCGGGGCCGGGGACGGGACCACGTTGATTTGCAGCGATTTGGTCGATGTGGAATCAGATAATTTTTATAATGGTCTCACCCTCACGATGGACGAGGGGTCCTGCGGAGGAGCGTGCAGTTCGGAAAGCCGCACCATATCGGGCTATACGGCTTCAACGGGCACGCTCACCGTATCTGAGGCGTTCAGCGGGCAGGTGCAGAACGGAGACGGTTTCAAAATCTATGCGAACAAGCACCTGCTTCAAAACTGCGTGGCGGACTACAACTACGTGGGCAAGATCCTCGATAGCGTCCCCTACTCCGCCTTCAGCGTGGACGGAGAGGAGGACGGGATCGACGATGCAGGCTACAACCAGTATTTCTGGTATGAGGCCCACGGCATCAACGGCGGCGACCCGGGGTTCGTCTCCGAGTCCCAGGGATGTTCCATCGCCACGTCCATATGTAACTTCAACCTAACCTCGACCAGCATCCTGCGGGGGGCGGGCCTCAATCTCTATACCGCCGGATTGTGGCTGACCGACGTGAACGATTACGCGGGGAACGCCAGGCCCGAGTCCGGAGCGTGGGACATCGGTGCGTACCGGTATAGCCCCGCTACCGGCCAATCCTTCGCCATCGGCTCGGGCAGTCAAACCATCGCGATCGGCGGAGGAAGCCACACGCTGACGTTACAATGAGGATTTTATGACCGTACGAGACGACTACATCGCGGCAATCGACCAACTGGTGCAGGGGGAGATTCCGCTCGACGAAGCGGACAAGATCCTCGCCATCGCGATGGCCGTGAAGACCCACTCGCGGCACCGGCCGCGCGTGGTGGTGGAGGACTTCGACGGGGACGGCGAATTCGACTACGCCATCTCCGATTTCGCCTCCTGGTCCGAGGACTTCTCCGTGATCCGCACGGTGGAGTATCCGGTGGACGACGACGACCAGACGCCGGACATCCTCCAGGACGACGAGTGGATGATCTACGAGAAGCCCTCGGGCAAGGTGCTCCGGTTCAAGGAGGCATCGCCTGATGCCACCGAGGACTTCCGGGTCACCTACACGGCGCTCCACACCTGCACGGATTCGGCCTGCACGGTCTCGGATTTCGACACGGAGCCGGTCCAGGCCCTGGCCGCGGCTTACTTCTGCGAGATGCTCGCCACCTATTACGCCCAGAGCGGGGACTCCACGATCCAGGCGGACAGCGTGGACCATAAGAGCAAGGCGGACGAGTACAGCCGCAGGGCGCGGGCATACGCCAGGATCTACTACACCCATATGGGCGTGGACGAGGGGAAGACCAGGGCGGCGAGCGTGACGAAGGATCAGGACATGCAGGCGAGCTGGGCGAGCGATAAGCTCACCCACCCGAGGCGGTACCGATGAAGATCCACGCGGTCTATGATCTGGGGGAGGTGAGGCGGCTGGCGAAACGCTATCCGGGCGCGGCCTCCGAGGAGACGGAGCGAGTGCTGGATTTGATCGTCACCCGCATGGAATCGGAGACCGTGGAGCTCACGCCGGCGGGCGTGGGCGGGGCCGCGGGGCTACGGGGATCGATCCACGGCGAGGTGGTGGAGATGGGCGGCAGACTCACGGGAGTGTGGGGCACGCCGCTCGAATACGGCGAGGTGGTGGAGATGGGCCGGAGACCAGGCAAGGCCATGCCGCCGGTGGACCCCATCGAGCTCTGGGTGAAGCGGATCCTGGGGATTTCCGAGGACCGCTCCAGGAGCGTGGCCTTCGCCGTGGCAATGAAAATCGCCCGGAAAGGCTTCAAAGGGAAGAAGATGTTCGAGCGGGCGTGGAAAGCGAACGAGCGGTGGGCCGGTAATATGCTCCAGTCCATCGGGGCGCGCGTGGCAAGGAGGCTGAACCGATGAGCCTGGCCGATATCAGAGAGCAGATTCGAACCATCCTCTCCGGCGTCGCCGGCATCGGCGTGATCCACGAATACGAGCGCCTGGCCGTGGATCTCAAGAAATTCCTGGACCTTTTCAAGGATCCGGACGGCCGGGTGAACGGCTGGCAGTTCACGCGGATCAGCACCCCCTCGGACCGGAACACCATGCCCACGCTTCACCGGCACCATCTCTTTCGCCTCCGGGGGATTTACGGTCTGAGGGACGAGGAGGCCACCGAGCTCACGTTCCAGGACATGGTGGAGGCGATTCAGAACGCCTTCGATTCCGAGTACAGCTTGAACGGCACGGTGCTCAACTCCGGGCCGGTGCAGGTGAGGGTCGTGGAAAACCGGATGTTCGGAAACGTGCTCTGCCACTACGCGGAGCTGGAGCTTATCGTGATCGAGAGGAAAACCTATTCGTGATTGGTCAATTGGTTGATTAGTCGATTGGTCAATTGGTGCGGGCGGAAGAACACCGTTTTTACCATTTAACTAATTAACCAATCAACCATTCAACCAAAGCAAAGGAGGATAAATCATGCTGATTCAACGAGCGCAATTCGCCGCCGAGGTGGAAGGGACCGAGGGCGACGCCGAGACCCTGGTGGCCGCGGACGCTTTTCTCGCCTTCAATCCGCGATTCGAACCACGGATCGACATGCACGAGCGCTACCCGGTGAGGGCGTCTCTTTCCCGCTACGCGAGCCTTCCGGGTGCGCGGTCCGGGAGGATGACCTTCGACGTGGAGCTGGTGGGCACCTCCTCCGCGGGCGACGCCGTCCATTTCACGGACGTGTTCCAGGCCTGCGGCGTGGGAGAGACCCTGGTGGGAGGCACTTCGGCCACCTACGTGCCCGCATCGGATTCCATCCCCAGCGTGACGCTCGGTCGCTACATGGACGGCAAGCGCCACCGGATCTGGGGAGCGCGTGGAAGTGCGCGGCTGGTGCTGGAAGTGGGAAAGCCCGGGATCTTCAGCTTCGACTTTCAGGGGGCCGACTTCGACGAGGCGGACGCGAGTTTTTTAAGCGGCACCTCGCTCAATTCGGTCACGCCGCCCGTCTGCCAGGACATCTCGCTTACCATCGACTCCTACAGTGCGGTGCTCGCCAGGGTGGAGATCGATCTTGGGAACGCTATCACGCTCCGCCGCGACGCCAATTCGTCGAGCGGCCACAAGAGCGCGGTGATCACCGGCAGGCGCCCCACGCTCTCCTTCGACCCGGAGAACGTGCTGGTCGCCACCGAGGATTTCCTGGGGAACTGGCGATCGGGCGCCCAGATGGCCTTCACCGCCACCCTGGGCTCCGCCGCGGGAAACACCATCGCGGTCACGGCCCCGGCGGTCCAGTACCAGGAAGTGCGGGAAGGCGAACGGGAAGGGCTCTCCGTGCTGGAGATCGTGGGGCTCCTCGCGCAGTCGAGCGGCGACGACGAGTGGCAGATCCAGATCACGTAACGTTTAGAGCGTTAAGATCGTTTAGAGCGTTATTAACGTTCGAACGAACCTAACGTTCCTAACGCAAAAGGAGTGCAAGCATGCCGATCGTATTCGACGAGAAAAAAGCGACCGATGGCGCCTGGTGCGACTGGGTGCGCGGGGTGCGGGTGAAGATCCGGACCCTGAGCCGGTCCAAATTCCGGGCCTTCCAGAAGGAGTCCTCCTTCAAGGACTACCGCTTCGACGAGGCGGGAAGGCGCGTGATCGACGAGAGGATCGACCAGGAAAAGCTCGATCGCCTGATCTATGATCACCTGATCGAGGACTGGGAGGGCATCGTGGATTCCGAGGGCAAGCCCCTCCCCTGCACCGCGGAGACGAAGGTGCTGGTGACGGATGCCATTTCGAGCTTCGCCAACTGGGTCGTGGCCCAATCCAACGACCTGGAGCAGCAGGAGGCCGAGCGGCTGGAGGCCCAGGAAAAAAACTCGAAAGGTTCGCACGGTGGCACGCCCTACGACCGCGGTTTAGCTGCCGAACCTGCGAAGTAGTGCGGCAGCTTGAGCCTGCAAAGGTGCCTGCATCGTGCGAACAGTGCGGAAAAACGGAATTGATGGAGGAAAATGCCGAGGCCTGGGAGTTTTTCGCCCGCTTCCCGGGCGTCATCCGCTCGGACCTTTCGGGCCTGAGCGTGGACTACCAGGCCGCGGTCCACGTGATGGGAGAGCTCGGGATCGGCGAGACGCTTCCCATACTCCGGAAGCTCGAAGCGATCGCCAGGGGACTCAGGGGGAAGGCCCGCGAGGGCGGGAGAGCGGGAGAGCGCAAGGCATAGAGAAAAAAGATGCCCGATAACAAGGTCGAAATTCGGATCGAAGTGGATACCCGCACCGGGATCGCCCGCGTGAAGGGCTTCGCCGATGCGATGGAGGACGCCGGCCGCAAGGGCGAAAGGGGCCTGGAACATCCCAATCGGGCGCTCGACGGCATGAAGGCGCGCCTCACGACCACCCACGGGCTGGTAAAAAGCCTGGGGGCGGCGTTTGCGGCTCTGGGCCTCTACAAGCTCGCACGGGAAACGCTCGGCCTCATGGCCGACAGCGTCAAGGCGGCCTCCGACCTGGTGGAGGTGACCAACAAGTTCGGGGTGGTCTTCGCCGGCCAGATGGAAGCCGCGAACAAGTGGGCGCAAAACCTCTTCGACAACTACGGCCTTTCCACCCGGGCCGCGCGCCAGTATCTCTCCTCGGTCCAGGACCTGCTTGTGCCGATGGGCATGGCGGCAGGCCAGGCCGGGATCCTCAGCCACGAGATCGTCAAGCTCTCCGTGGACCTGGGAAGCTTCAACAACCTCCCCACGGCCCAGGTGATGGACGACATCATGTCCGCCCTGGTGGGGAACTACGAGACCATGAAAAAATACGGCGTGGTCATCAACGCCACCATCGTGGAACAGAAGGCGCTCAACATGGGCCTCGCCCAGACCAAGGGCGAGCTCACGGTGGCCCAGAAGGCCCAGGCCGCCTACACCCTCATGGTGGAAAGCTCCAAGGCCGCGGTGGGCGATTTCACGCGGACCCAGGGGGAGTACGCCAACCAGCTCAAGATCTTCCAGCGGAACGTGGAGGAGCTGAAGGCGGCGTTCGGGGAAAAGCTTTTACCGGTGTTCAATGATCTGCTGAAACAAATAAATAAATTTGCCGGTTCTCGTGAGATCCAGCAGTGGGCAAAAGATGTAGGTGAAGGTCTAAAGGCGCTTATGCCGCTCGTGACGACTATGACGGGATTATTGATCCAGACGGCGAGCTATTGGGCGTCATTCTTCAAATCTCCTACCGAGGAGCAAGCTCTTGTCAAGAAATCTCATGAGCTTTTCGACAGATTGACCGATGTTAGGCAAGAAATTGCTGAGATCCGCACTGGCAAGATGCCGAGTGAAACCACCGCGATAATCCGGCAGCATGAACATCTTGCCAAGCTATACGAAGAAGAGAAACGTCTTATGTCGGCAATAGCAAACGTGCAGAAAACCATTGCCCAAGAGACGCAAAAGACCATTGCCCAAGAGACCCAGAAGACTCTCGAAAGCATTGACCCAAAAATTATCGCTCAAAAAATTGAACAAGAAATTGCTGCGAAAAAGAAATTGACTGCTGAAACAGAGGCTCAAAATAGAGCCTTAGAGGCAGAGCTTTACTTCTGGCAAGAATGGGTGGAGCAGATCAACAAGAACATCCAGGCCGCCGAACGCCAGGCCGAAGCGATGGAGAGGCTCAGGGAGGAAAAAGAGGAGCGCATAAAATCGTGGGAGGCGGAATTTGAAAGGCTGCCCACCGAGACCTGGGACCCGTTCGAGCAGGGGATGGAAGCCGGGAAGGACGGGATCAAGGAGTTCCAGGAGGCCTGGGATAGGGCATGGGACCGGATGGGGATGACGATTTCGGCCGCGATCAGTGACGGATTTACGGAGGCCTGGGACGCGGCAAAGGACTTCTTCGACAACCTCAAGGGCGTGATCTACGACATCCTGGGAGAAACCCTCGGAAACGAAATCAAAAGCGGTCTCAAGGAAGTTATGGAAGGCTTCGGGATGGGCGGCGGCGGGTTCGATTGGGGCGCGGTGAAAGGCGGTTTCGGCTCGATGGCCGGCGGAGCGATGATGACGGCCTGGGCCTACATGGCAAAATTTATCGTCAGTAACATTGCGGAAAACCTACCTCATTTCTGGGGCGCCACGGACGAGCGCGATGAGATGATCAAGGCCCAGCTAAGAGCGCTTGCCGAACTGACCGCCTCGCTGAAGGAAAACACCGCTTCCCTCAACCGCAGGCTCGCCGGTACGGACTACCCGTGGATGGAGCAGGTGGAGCAGGCTCGGGCCACTTACGGCTCCGCCTGGCAGCAAATCATGAACCTCGTCCCGGGTGGCTGGGTGCAGGAGCTCAGGCACGAACCGGAATTCCAGGCCTGGATTAACTACGTGAAAGAGCTCATGCTGGTCGTACGGGACGTGGATACGGAGATCGCCGACACCTTCCAGCAATGGACGCCGATGACCACCTACGAGCGCGAGCGAAACAAGGTCATCGAGTTTTTCGAGGACCTGGGGGACTTCGCCGCAGACCTCGCCCCGGTGCAAGCCGAGATTGCGGCCAGGATCGCACAGACGCAGGCGGATCTTACATATGCTCAAGATTTCTACGCACACTTTGCAGAACGAGTCCGTGGAACCTATATCAATACAGCATATGGCAGAGCTTGGGAAGAAGCGGCCACCGGACGCTTTATTATGCCGGTCGAGATGATCCAGGCGGAGCTTGCAGCACTCCAGGAGCTGAATCTCCAAATGAAAAACGCGGCCGACGGCACTACGGCCCTGGCCCAAATGGAGCAATATTTCTCGGCCCAGCGGGGCGACGTGATGACCGAGATGACCCGCTACTGGCAGGAGGAGCTGGGGCTCGTGACGGACCTGGAAAAGGAGCTCTGGTCCCTCAACGATCGGTTCGACGCCTGGATCGACAGGCTCAAGGACCTGGGGGCGACCGAGGAGGAGCTCGCCAGGGCCGAGAAGATGCGGGCCGACGCGGCAGAGGCCGCAGCGGCCAGGGTGCGGGACACCGTCTCGGACATGCTCGCCCAGTTCATGGGCTCCATGTCCACCTCCGCGCTCGCCCCGGTCCAGTCCCTCGCCGCCTTCGAGCGGCGCTACGGGGAGCTCGTCTCGGCCGCCAGGACGGGCGGAGAAAGCGAGATGCAGGCGCTTTTGAGCTACCTCCAGGGCGAATACCTGCCCTTCTGGAAGGAATACGGCCCGGGCGATTACGCCGGGCGCTGGGAGAAGATGTTCGGGGCCGGCGGCGAGCTCAGCCACCTGACGCCCTCGGGCACAAACCAGGCTCAGCAGATCGGAGAGGCTACGGCCAAGGCCCTTGGCCCCATGCTTCTCGATATCGCGGACGCCATCCGCGACGGGGGCGAGATCTCCATCACCGTGGACGGCCGCGTGATCGCCACCGTGGTGGCGAACCAGTACCGGAGCGGCAACGTGGATTTGATCGCGGAAACATCGCGGGTTTTGCAGTGAGGTGACATGGCCGCCAAGGAAATGTACGACTACCTTTCCACCGTCACCCCCGACGTGGACATCACCCTGGGGGCGGGGGGCTACGAAATCCACCCCCAGGGGGTGCTTACCGAGCGGGGCACCAAGAACCAGGTGGTCCATGAGGGGGACGACGGCTCCGAGCAGCGGGTGTCGCTCTCGAACGACTCCATCTTTCACGTGGAACTTGCCTGGGACGTGGTGACCGAGAGCGAGGCGGGAACCCTGATCGATTTCTACTACGACAGCGCCAAGGGAAACGGCCGGCAAAAAAGCTTCAAGTGGGAGCATCCCGACGACGGGCACACCTACGTGGTCCGCTTCGACTGCGACATGGAGCGCGCCCGCAAGGCCCATGACGTCTATGGCATCCTGAATATCCGGTTCAAAGTGCTGGGGAAGATCGACGATGCTTAGCCTCGATGCCACACAGCTCGCCATCATCGGCTCCGATTACCCGCTCGTGACCTGGCTTTTCGAGGTGACCGACGCGGCCGGACCGACCACCTACTACTGGTCCACCAAGGCCTATACCTTTGACGCCCAGGCCTATGATTTCAACATCGTGCCCGAGAGCTTCGCCGGCGTCGTCATGAACCGGTCGAAATCCGAGCTGGGCATCCAGGCCCCGAACGAGCTCCGTTTCCGCGCGGCGAACGTGGACAACGCCTACACGGCGAGCAATTTTACGGGCGGCACCGTGCTCTTGAAAGAGGTCATAAGCGACGGCACCGACGAGGAGATCATCCGCTCCTGGAAGTTCAGGATCAAGGACTGCGCCTCGATCTACCAGGAGCTCCATTTCGTCTGCGAGGACTTCCTCCAGGAGCACCTCCGGGGCGACTACCCCAACACCCGCATGATCAAGGACATCTTCTTCGGCACGGACACGGATCTCGACGACAACGTCTGCATCCCGCTCCCCTTCGGCACGGCCTACGTGCCGCTCAGGAGCGTCTACATCGGAAACGCGATCACGGTTTCGGACACCACCATCGCGGCCGTGGCCGCCGCCGACGGAAACCATTGCAAGTTCACGGACTCCGGGAGCGGATTCGGGTCCATCGAGCCGGGCCGGTTCGTGACGGTCTCCGGATTCACCGAAAGCGAGAATAACGGCGTCTTCTGGGTGGTCAAGGCCTCGGCCGCCGAGATCGAGGTCGTGAACGGCGCCTTCGACTACTCCGACGCGGGACTCGTGAACGAGGCGGCCGGGGACTCGGTGAGCATGGTCCAGGGATCCCGCTACTACCTCCTCGGCTCCACCACGCCCACGTACACCATCAGCAAGGTGCGCTCCCCGCGGGCCTGGGGCATCAGGAGCGAGTGGGCCTCCGGGAGCTTCAGCTTCACCCAATCCACCAAGAACGACGGGACCGATAACTGGCGGGTCTTTCAGGCGGTGATCGCCGACATTGACAACGACGGCACCGCAGAGGCGAACGGCCTGTGGCGCCAGGGCGAGCACTTCCTCGACATGCCCACGAAATTCACCCGCTCCGACACCGCTTCCATGACGAGTCCGGCCGATATCATCGAATTCGTGCTGGAGGACATGGGCGTGGATTCGGGCGATATCGACACGGGCGTCGGCTCCACCTTTGAAACGGCCGAAACCACGTACACCTCCTGGGGTCTCGCCTGGAACGGCGCCCTATGGTACAAGCAGCCGCGCGAAAAAGTCCTCGCCATGCTCTTGAACATGTGTCACTCGACCCTCATCGTGGGGGAGAAGATCGAGCTCCACACGCTCTCCAAAACCAGCCAGAAGACCCTCACCAAGGCCAACATCGTGAAATCCCAGGAGCGCGGCCCCGGCACCTTCAGCCGCGAGTCCGCCTCCTACGTGGAGCTTTCCGATTGCGGCTACGTGGCCTTCCAGGAGGACGACGAGGCCCAGGACCGCTTCCTCAAGATCCTGGTGCCGGCCAAGGGGAGCACAAAAACCAAGATCAGCCAGGAGGTGCTGGAGCTTCCCTTCATCCAGGACTCCCAGGAGACCCAGAAGCTCGGAACCCTCTACTACCAGCGGAAATTCCTGCGGATGGGCGAGATCTCCTTCACGGCGAAGCCCGACTGCCTGGCGCTTCAGCCCGACGACGTGATCACCATCAATCACGCCGACTATAACGGCAGCTACGCCGTTTTGATCGACCAGGTGACGGTCAACCGCGATGGCTCCGTCGCGATCCGCGCCACCGAGACGAGCGCGGCCCTGGACGACTGGGGCGATCTCTCTCCGAGCGCCGTGAGCTACTACACCGAGGACACCACCAAGTGCTGGGAGCCGCCCCTTTCAGGCCCTCTGAGCTCGGAAAGCCTCGGGCTCCGCTCCTACGACCTCTGGGGCCTCCCCTATCTCATCGTGGGACCCTACGCCGGCTCAGGCCAGTTCACCTCCATCCAGGCGGCCGTCCGCGCCCTCGCGGAGAGCCGCCACAACGGCATCTACATTTTAAACGGCACCTACGCCCTCTCCGCGCCCGTCTATCTCCCCGATCGGGATATCGACATCGTGGGCGAGAACCGCGATGGCGTGGTGATCCAGAACGCGGCGGGCCAGCACGGCTTCATTCTCTACAATCTCACCAAGTTCGTGCGGATGATGAACTTCAAGGTCGCCAGCCAGAACACCTCCACTTATACGTACATGATCTACTGCTACGGGGACGCCGCCGCCAACAACACCCCGGATCTCCTCATCGACAACCTGCATCTCTCCTGCCTCGACGCCGACACCCACGGCGGAAACGGCGACCGGGGCGTCTACGTCTACAAGTGCGACGGCCGGGTGCGGATTCTCAATTCCAAGTTCTACAAGGGCAAGCACGCCGTCTCCATCGACACGGTGAAGGAGGTCTCGGTCATCGGAAACGAGATCGACGACCCGATGGCCTACGGCATTTACATCAACGCCAGCGGCACCGCGGACCGGGCCGCCATCATCGGCGAGAACCGACTGAGCGACGTGAGGCTAAACGGCATCCTGGCCGGTTTCATCGAGTCCGGCGCCGGGGCCGGGGCCAAGATCGTCAACAACGTCATCGTCTCGAAGAGCGCCTGCCACTACAACTGGGAGGGAATCGGCGCGAGCGGCTACAATCCGCTCGTCAAGGGAAACAGCGTCATCTTCGACGGCACCCTGGGGGGGGCGGGAGATTCCGTTTACGGGATCTCCATCGATCTCCACAATTTCCTGGTGGAGGCGAATAACGTTCGGATCGAGGTGCTGGAGACCGGCCTCACGATCGGCCTCTACGTCGGCGTGGGCGGGAACGGCGTCATCAAGGGAAACGAAATTTACTTCGAAAACGACGATACCACCGACTACCACTACGGCATCCGGCTCAGCTACTCGGACTATAATGTGATCAGCGGGAATCACATAAACGGCGCCCACGACGACGCCAAGGACATCGGCATCTCCCTCGACGCGAATTGCAATCACAACCTGGTCACCTCCAACTTCACCATTTACGTGGGAACCGGCGTCGAGGACCTGGAAGGGGCGACCAACGTGCTCGCCGACAACAAGAACGTGTAAGGAGAAGGCCATGAACTGCGCCATACACAAGAACGGCAGGGATGAAATCGAGCGCTTCGTGCGCGACTGCGTGCGGCAGGGAAACGATTTCCTGGGCTCCAATCTCAAGCTTTACGGCGTCAAGCCCCATGCCTTCGCCTGGAAGTGGACCCTCGACGACGTGGACATGGACGCCCCGGTCCGGCCCAAGGTCTCCGAGCTCCGGGAGGCGCCCAGTTTTCGCGGCCGGCACGTGGGAAGCCGGGAGGACGTGAATGCCGTCGTCTGCGAGGAGATCCGCGAGCGCTACACGCTGGAAAAGGAGCTCCAGATCTTGAGAAGCGCCATCGTTTCCGGAAAAGCCGGCGAATTCACCGAGCACAACCGTTTCGCGGAAGAGCTGGTGGAGGCCGGCCGCGCCTTCAAGGACGCCCACTTCCCGAAAGCCGGAAAGGAGGAATCATGAGAGGAAGACCGAAAATCGCGACCAAGCAGGACGTCTACAACGTCTGCAACTCCTGCGATCCCTGGCTCGCCTCCGGGCTTTTGCGCGAGCACAGGGCGCTCATCTCCGAGGCCGAATTCCAGCGGCTGAAAAAATACCTGGCAACCGCCAAGGCCCGGATCACGTTGGAGAAAAACGCGAAGAAGCGGCGCTGGAAGCGGCTCCACGATCTCGAAAAAGAGGTCTCCGCGCTCATGGCCGCGATCGCAGGCAAGGAATCCGAGCTCCGCTTGCTCCATAACGCCCTTTTTTCGGCCAAGCAGGAGCGAAAAGAGCTCCTGAAAGGAGGCATCTGACATGGGAAACAGCATCCTGTTCAACACGGCGGGCTCCATCGCCCTCGCCATCAACTACGAGATCCAGGGGCCATATAACGACAAGTTCCTGACAAAGCAGGGGAACACCACGGTCCGGATCGAGGCGGAGTTTTTCGTGCGCGTGGACGACGCCGTCTTCTGCATCGAAACGGACGTGGACGTGGACGAGGACGACCTCGACACCGGGGAGAGCTACAGCGCCAGCACCACCTATTATATCTACGCCTGCCATCCGCTGGATGCCACGCTCACGCCGGTCTTCAAGATCTCCGAGAACGCCACCTATCCCTCGGGCGGCTGGACCGCCGACAATTCCCGCAAGATCGGAGGCTTCGAAACCGACGGGGACGGCTATGTGAATGAATCGAGCATCTGGGATCTCCGCACGGTGGATGTGACCTGCACCGGCGTGGAGGACGCCGACATCCCCGCGGCCGAAATAAGCTGGAGCAAGCTCGACAGCCCGCTCGCCATCATGGGGGACGCCACCAGCGGGAGAAAATTGAGATCTTTTCGGGTGGACATCAACAACGGCACAAATGCCAGCACGCTGAAAGTGAAATGCTGGACCACCGGGTATTTCAACGGGGACACCATAGCCGAGGAGGACAACCTGGCAAAGGACGGGTCCACTACGAGCTTTAGTCTTAGTGCCGCCGGAGGCACGCTTACCATCAAGGCGACTGCACTGTCCGGCAATGTGGTAGGTGTAGCGGGGGTAATTGCTCATAACTCATGCGGTACGGCGATTCTCGTTCGGAGCTATGTCAACGGGAACAACTTAGATCTCGCGTTTACCAATGCCACGGCCGGTTCCGGCGTCGATTTAACCTCTCTGGTGGATGCGGGATTTATTCACGTAAACGTAATTTACATCACCGCAGCATAGGAGGATCTTATGTCTCCATATATTTCCGATACGACCGGACTGGAGAGCAAGGCGCAGCTCAAGGCCCACCGGAAGCACCGCTGGCAGGGGCTGCTCTTGCAGAACGGGCTCGATCCGGATTTGCAGCGCTGGTGGACACAGGAGGAGCTGGATCTGGAGGAGAGCTTGTGGGAGCAGGCCGACGTCGAGTACGAGGAGCGAAAGACCGCGCTTAAAGCGAAACTCGATAAGCTCGCGCCGGCGGAGCTCGACACTTATTTCACCGAGATCGGCGTGGCGAAGACGAGCGTCGCGGATTATCTTCGCACCGCTCAGGCGGGAAGGATCGCCACGTGATTGCACCGCAAGGCTGGATCGTCGTCGTGCATAAGCCTTCGTGGCATTTCGGCCCGTTCGGTCGCTACGCCGTCAAGCTCAAACGAATCGATATCTATCCGCCGCGCTGGATCCCGAAGCGATTTGGTCTCCGGTCGTGGTGGATCGAGAGAACGCGAGCCCACGAGCTCGCTCACGCATGGGGAATCAAGGGCTGCAAGCGGCCCTGGTGTCTCATGTTCGAATTGCAATCCTGGAAACGAAGCTGGAAGGATTCATGGCTGGGGAGGTTTGCGATCCCTTTTCAGGCCACGAATCGTTTCAAATTCTGTGCATCCTGTGAGGAGTTTTTGCACCGAAAAGACGCCTTCTGATCGCACCAAAACAGGCTAACAAGGTAACCTTTTGATCGAGTTGCCCGGATCAAAGGGTTTTTTGCGCCCAAAATTTCCCACCGAAAATTTTTCTCATTCCATCTGCCAAAAAATCTGAAACCATCTGCGTGACTATACTCTCGCCGTATCTCTCATAGCCGTTTCCGGATGGAACCTAGATGTAGTGACGGGCGTATCTCCTGACGTGATGCCCGTCCAAAACGTGGAACTGCCGGATTTTTTTCCGCGTGACAGGAGAAAAACTCCCGATGGGCAGGTAAATGATTTTTTTTCCCAGACGAGAAGCCATGCTCTGGCACCAGCCCGAAGGGGGCATGGCCGCCACGTAGACCACATGCTTCTCCAGGCTGTAATCCAGAGCCGCCATGAGAAGTCTCTCCGGCTTATTCCTGGCCAGATCAAAAAAGGGATCCTTCCAGATATCATAGACGCGCATGGGAGGGTAAGTGAGCATAAACCCTCCGTACTGACATCTGGAAATCCCGGGACCGTCCATCACCTCTCCGGCCGGGGTGCTGTAAAAGGCCATATCCGATTCCTGGTCATGTTCCCCAAGCCAGGTGACGCACCATGGGAAGGCTTCCTTCCCGTCCTCACCGGGGAGATCCGGATCGAAGATGAGAACCACCGATCCCACCTTACCCCGGAGCGGCCTTTCCTCTTTTACATAGATGGGCCCCTCCATCCAGTGCCTGATGGTCTCCCGGATATCCACCCCTTCCAGCAGAGAAGAGACGAAAGGCACGACGCTCGTGTTCTCAACGGATTTGATCTCCAAGGCCTTCTTTTGGAGATACCGGCCGTAGCCTTCAATGAGCACGTCCTCGGGAGGGTAGGAACAAATGGAAAAGCCCCCGAATTCTTTCTCCCATTGCCCTGGATATTTCTCCCGCTTTTTCTTCTTCACGGGCACCGGAACCAGTCGCCGGCGCATGGTTTTAAGCTGCCGATGAAAGCGGATCCGTTTCTGGTCCAAATACAGGTCTTCTCCCGTGAGGCGCAGCACGGGCAGGCCGGGTTGATCGGTCTGCCATGGATAGTCGCTTCCCTTCTCCCACACCTCATAGGCGAAATTATCGTCCACGGCCCCGCGAGCCGCTACGACCAGTTGATAAAAAGTGGGAACCAGACGACCTGTGAGCAAAGCGTAGTTCCTGGCAAACTTGTTCAGGACCCGAATTTGAATCCTGGACAATTCTTCTTTGCTGTTCTTCCGGTGGTTCTGCCCGGCAAGATCGATCAACCGGCTATTGATCTTGAGCCTGTCCGGATATTCCGTTCCACCTCCGGACCTGGCCCGCTCATAGGCTGCAGCGAGAAAAGGCATCTCGCCCATAATCTCCCGGCTGGATTCCTCGTGCAGATGGGCTAATCCAACGCCTTCCCTTTTTCGCCTCCCAATGACCTGGCTCTGGGGCTGGTCAAGCATCTCCAGTACCCCCGGCAAGTGGGCCAATCCCCCCACGAAGAGGATCCGCTCCCCTTCATTGCTCAGCCGCTGAAGATGATAGGCCATGGTCTTTTCCCGCAGCGTATCTTCCGGAAAACGTGCGTCGGCCTGCCGGGTCCGCAAATAGGCCTGGCAGTAAACATAGTGGCCGACTCTGGTCAGGGCATAGGCATCGGGCATGGGGGAGAAATCGGGGGGATAGCCTTCCGTATCCCGATCGATAAAATGCAGCGGGATGTTCCGGGAAAGGGCAAGGCGAATGGCCTCCACCTGCCCGTCGCTAGGTTCCAGAACCAGGTAGGTAAACGTTCCATCCCTCTCCTCATAGTGGACCACCGACAGGAAAGGGAGTCTTTCCGCACCCTGAAGGATCCTGTGGGCCAGTGTTTCCGGATATTCCACGGCCACGAGATCCGGTTGAAACTCCTCGAATTGTTTCCTCACTTCAATGGCGAATTCCATCCGACCGTGAAGGATGGGCACAAGGCGAAGATTTTTCCATTGAATATTATTCTTCGTCATCCGCTTCATCAACAATGTCCATGAAATAGCCGGATGCCGTGGTGTCGAGAATCATGCTGGCCGCTTCTTTCAGGTAATTCAACGTTCTTTCCCTGCGGGCCTCGCTGCTCATCCGTTCACCGCTTTCCACCAACCTCTT